GTTCGCACTAAAATATGCCAGCAGAAAAAAATAGAAAATTCTTTGATCTAAGGAACGGCCTTAAAGCGGTGGACTTCCGTAACAAGGACTACTTCGACAGGATCGACGACAAGGAGAAGTCGTTGTATTCTCCCTACATGCTGATGAGATACGTATCTAATGTCTCTTCCAAAGATCCTTTCTTTGTTGAACACTACATAGAGATGATTAACGAGTGTGTGAACAAACACTGCTTCACCCTGGGTAAACATAAAAAATTGCTCTGGATACTCACAGCCATGTGTGGTGCACTACAACCACAGTTCCATCCATGGATAAAACCAATGAAGAGGGTGCCAAACAAAAGTTTGAAAAAACTACAACAGATATATCCAACCTGGAAAGAAGCAGATTTAGAAACACTGGACAAGGTCATCTCTGACAGAGAACTCGAGGAACTGATTGAAGCGCATGGCATCGACGAATAAGTGTACATACTGTGGCAAGGAATTTGCAAAAGCGAGAACATTGCAAGTGCATCTGTGCGAACCAAAACGTAGATACCTACAACGTGATGAAAAATGGGTGGTCAACGCATTCATGGTGTTCCAAAGATTCTATCAGATACACCAACACAACTCAAAACCAAAGACGTATGACGACTTTGTGAAAAGTTCTTACTACAATGCGTTTGTGAAGTTTGGCAGATTCATAATGCACATAAATCCGTTGTATCCAGAAAAGTACATAGATTATGTGCTACAATCAAAAGTCAAACTGGATCACTGGTCGAGAGACGATCTGTATGAGTTGTATCTGGTCGAAGCACTGAAGACAGAACCAGTAGAGTCCGCACTACAGAGGAGTATAGCCACAATGATGGACTGGGCGACTGAGCAAAACGCACAGTGGTCAGACTACTTCAGACTAGTCAACACCAACAGGGCGGTGGCACACATCCAACAGGGCAAGATTAGTCCTTGGTTGTTGCTAGGTTGCAACGCAGGCAAAAGGATGTTAAAATCATTCAACGACGAACAATTACAGATGATAGAAAAATTTATAAATCCAAGTTTCTGGCCAAGCAAATTGAAAAGTTATCCAGCGGATCTCATGCTGGTACAGGACACAGCAAGGGAGGCCAAGATTGTCTAAAGTGAATTTAGAGATTGCTGAGAACCTAGAATTTGAGGACGGAGACATGGCGATCACTATAAAACCCGATGGTGCAATAGGAAAGATCATAATGCCAAAGATGAACGAAGAGATCAGGAACAGCGAAGGTTACAGGAAAATGCTCGATGTTGTGGAACTGTTATCCCCGGGGGCCAAAGAAGAATTCATAAAACATGACTCGAAAGAGAAAGGAAGCGTACACTAATGCCTGATGTTGACATAGACTTCTATGACAGAGACAACACACTGAAGTTGTTCAAACACACACCAGCGTCCATGATAAAGGATGGCAAGTCAGAGAAGCACAAGACAGGAGTATACTTCCATGCTGTGCCAGAACACCCTGTTACAGGACACGCAAGTCTTGACTACAAACAGGCAGAAGACAGAGGCTACTTCAAAATAGATTGCCTGAACGTGAACATATACAAAGACGTGAAATCAGAGCAGGAACTGGTTGAACTGATGATACAGGAACCCGACTGGGACATGCTGAAAGATCCAAAGACTGTGGAGAACCTTTTCCACCTAAATGGCCATTTCAACATAGTGTCCAAACTAGAACCAAAGACCATAGAACAACTTGCGGCTGTGCTGGCCATAATACGTCCAGCCAAGAGACATCTGATGTACAAGGACTGGGTGGACATAATGAAAGAGGTATGGGTGCGTCCAACTGACGGATCATATTTCTTCAAGAAATCACATGCTGTCGCATACGCACAGGCCATAGTGGTACAGATGAATCTGATGCAAAAGGCTAAATATAGTTTTGATGCGACATCAAAAAAATAAAAAGAAAATAGAAAATTACCTTAACAAATCCAACCAAAAATTTAAGTATCCAGAGTATAAAACTTACGATGCAGATAGTCCTTTGACAAGGCACTATATTACAACTGGTGCTGTACTTCCGGAAAAAAAGAAGACTACGTAGGTCTTCTTACTAATTGGATTGTTCTTCGCTTCACCCGTTTCTTTGAAATCTCAGACAGTCTCACAGTTGGACCATGCACAATCTCGATATCTTTTGAATTCAATGTGACCAAAGTAGATCTAAAGTACCTGAACTCGCCCTTTAGGAATATGTTGATTGGTAATTTACGATTGGATTCGTGCCACCATGTTTCGCCACATTTAAGAAATCTCATCTTATCCTGAGGCATCATGAGCCTTCCGTAGTCATAGAAACTGATCACATTTGCGTCCTCGTTCTGTACTATGCCCACATACTCAAGATCACCCTTTCTAATCAGGCTTAAGAAAGGAAACTTGTCCCTTAGTGTGTTAAAAATTTCGTTCATTCTATATCTATAAATACTGTTAAATATGTATTATGCAAACAGTTTCAAGGTATTTACTATCACAGTTGGTAATAGCCTACATAAATGGTTACCACGGGAGGAATTCTAAAGTGTACGACAGACGTTTAACACTACATAGAGGGGTCTCAAACCCTATTACTTTCACGTTCAAGAACGAGGATCAGAAGGCCCAGGACATCACATCTAAGACCTATGAGTTCAACATGATCGATTCTGAGAGCAAGAAGGCTGTTTTAACAAAAACATTAGACAATCTGAATACCATGTCTGCTACAAGTTTAACTATCGCATCGGATGGTTCGTCCACCGGAACCACTGCAACAGCAACAGTTACAAATACAAATGTAACTGGTAGTTTTAAAGTTGGGTATTTTCTAGATGGGACTAGCATATCAGGTCCTGTTGAAATAACCAATGTTAATTCGACCAACAACGCAGGTACATCAACAATACTTACATTGAAATTTAATCAACAAACAATTCCATCCGAGACTGTTGATGTAACCGCTGGTCCAAAAGGATCGGCAAGTTGCACTATTACAGAAGGTGATTTACTATCATTAGATGCCAAGTTCTATAATTTCGCAGTACGTGAAGTCAAATCAGATGGCAGTAGAGAAGTCACATATTCAGATACAGGATATGCGGCGGCCGGCACAATAGAACTGTTAGATGGTGCTTATCCGGAGTTTGTAGCGAGCACTTCAGTATCGGCATTTACTTTGTCTGGTAACACATTTACATCTAGTGATATACCTGCTAAACCCGGTATTAACAATAACCAAGCACTTCATACCATTGCTGTATATCCAAAAAATTTTTCAGGAACTTTGAAAGTACAAGGTACTATGGTCGCAACTTCACCAACTGATAATGATTATTTTACAATTACCAACATTAGTTTGAGTTCAGCATCTAGTGTGTCCACATCAAATTTCACTGGAGTTTTCCAAAACGTGAGATTCATAGCAGAAAGAACTTCAGGCACCACAGGCCGTATTGACAAAATCCTTTATAGACAGTAAAATATAGGATATGAACCTGATCCAATCTACTATTCTGACGAGTTTGCCTACGGGCAGGAAGAAGACCCCTAGTGGTTGGATAAGTTTCAATGCACCTTGTTGTGTCCACAACGGAGAAACAGCAGACAAGAAAAAACGTGGTGGTATAATGACAAGTGCCGACGGCACAGTGAGTTATCATTGTTTCAACTGTGGATTCAAAGCAAGTTACGTGATAGGACGTAAACTGACTTACAAGATGAGGCAGTTCATGAGTTACATAGGTGTGCCCGAAGATACTATTCGTAAACTGGCCATCGAAGCACTGCGTGAAGAAGAGGGAGATGTCAAGTACGAGAAAAAGAAATTTGTTACATTCAATAAGAAGAACTTGCCAAAGAACGCACACAAACTAGATCTCTGGTTGGAGAAGTATGTGTCGAACGACTTGACCGAACCACAATGGAAAAAGATAGATGGACTACTGAAGTATCTCGAAAGCAGAGGCATAGGTGCAGACTGGTATGATTTCATGTATTCCCCAGACAAGGTATGGGACGTGCATCAGAGACTGTTGATTCCGTTCTACTGGAAGGGCGAAATCGTTGGATTCACCGGCAGGATGTTTGAGGAGTCGGAAGGCGTGAAGTACTACACAGATGTTTGGCCCGGATACGTGTTCAACATGGACTCCCAGGACTGGACAAGAAAATTTGTGATAGTCACGGAAGGTCCTTTTGATGCCATAGCCGTTTCTGGCGTGAGCATACTTGGTAGTGAGATAAATGACACACAGCGAGAGCTCATCGACGGTCTTGGTAGACAGGTAATCGTTGTGCCGGACAGAGACGCACCGGGGGAGAAACTTATTAACCAAGCGATAGAGTTTGGTTGGAGTGTGGCTTTCCCAGAATGGGATAAAACGGTTGGCGATGTGGCGGATGCTGTGTTAAAATATGGTAGACTGTTTACGATACAATCAGTACTGAAAACCACAGAATCAAGTAAACTGAAAATAGATTTGAAGAGAAAGATGTATGGCTGAATACACATTTGATGTACAGAAACTTTATATAGAGATGCTTCTAGCAGATGCGGAATCTTTTGCTAGGGCACAGAACATATTCAAACCAGAGTCGTTTGATCGTAAACTACAACCAATTGCCAAGTTCGTCAAGGACTACATGGATGAATATAAAGTGATGCCTGATGTAGAGCAGGTAAACGCAAAACATGATATCAAATTAAAATCAGCAAAAGATTTAGATCCGAGCCATTTCAATTGGTTGTTAGATGAATTTGAAACATTCTCGAGACACAAAGCACTTGAACGTGCGATATTACAGTCAGCAGACATGCTAGAAAAAGGTGACTATGCTCCTGTTGAGGATATGGTCAAGGACGCTGTCAACGTGGGACTGACACGTGATCTCGGTACAGACTACTTTGAGGATCCCAAGGGAAGACTTGAGGCACTCAAGGCAAACAACGGACAGATCAGCACAGGCTGGAACAACCTAGACAAGAAACTGTTTGGCGGTTTCAACCGTGGAGAACTAAACATCTTTGCAGGTGGATCAGGCGCAGGTAAGAGTTTGTTCTTACAGAATCTTGCGGTGAACTGGGCACTGGCTGGTCTGAACGTTTGTTACATATCATTTGAATTATCTGAGCAACTTACTGCTATGAGACTAGATGCCATGATGACAAACATTCCAACCAAGAAAGTGTTTCCTGAGATAGAGAACGTTGAGATGAAAGTAAAGATGTTGAAGAAGAAAGCAGGAACACTACAAATAAAGTACTTGCCAAGTGGTAGCAACGTGTTGGATGTAAGAACATATCTAAAAGAATTAGAACTTAAGAACAAGAAAAAAGTTGATTGTATACTAATAGACTACTTGGATCTCATGATGCCAAAGAGCAAAAAGATATCACCAGCAGACTTGTTCATCAAGGACAAGTATGTGTCTGAGGAATTGAGGAACTTGGTCGTGGAGAAACAATGTGTGTTGGCAACAGCATCACAGTTGAACAGAGCAAGTGTTGAAGAGATAGAGTTCGATCACTCTCACATCTCAGGCGGATTATCCAAGATACAGACTGCTGACAACGTGATAGGTATATTCACATCAAGGGCAATGAAAGAACGTGGTAGATATCAGATACAGTTTATGAAAACTAGATCAAGTTCTGGTGTTGGACAGAAAGTGGACTTGGAATTTGATGTAGATAGTTTACGTATCAGAGATCTAGCAGATGATCCCGAGTACAAACAATTTGACAAACAGAGAAGCACAATATACGATAATCTAAAGAAGACATCTAAAGTAACAGGAGGCGGAACGCCAACAGATGCTAGGCCGGAAGTGCCTGATCCAACAAAAGGCGACACAATAGGAAAAGTGAAAGCCACAGTCGAGGGCGGCAAACTGAGACAACTCTTAAACGAACTGCACTCAGATGAAGAACAATAACGACATCGACCACATATACGAGAAGTTAAGTTCTCTGTATCCAGAATACTCAAACAAAAAACCCAAAGCGAAGATATACTCCAAGGCTTATACAAGTCTGATAGGGGTTATGCTATCCGCACAATCACAGGACAAAAGAACAGCAGTTGCTTGTAGGCAACTGTTCGCTCTAGCCAACACGCCAGAAGAAATGTTGAAACTGTCACAGGAGGAGATCATAGAAGCAATCAAACCTGCAGGACTGTTTAACGCCAAGTCAAAAAACATTCTTGCAACCAGTAAGATGTTATTAGAGAAGTTCGATGGACGTGTGCCAAGCACACAGAAAGAACTGATGACACTGCCAGGAGTTGGCAGAAAAAGTTCTGACATAGTCATGAGATTCGTTTTTGGTGAGCCACACATAGCAGTGGACACACACGTGTTCAGGATGTTGTGGAGACTGGGTTGGGCAGACAACCTCGACGAAGGAAAAGCATCTATCACAGTCAACAATACCACACCAAGCAAGTACAAGTACGGTGCTCACATGTGGTTGATAACACATGCCAAACTTGTCTGCAAATCAAGATCACCTCTGTGCGATACTTGTGTGATCAGTGCCGCATGCGACAAGAGAGATATCTCAATTCCAAAAAATAAATTACGTCAAAAAGTTTCCGCTTCATAATCTACGCAGATAAATATACTTGCTCAAGGCAATAACAGGCAAACATAAAAGCATAGGCAAATGAAAGACCAAGAACTGAACGACATAACAAGGCTGTACGATAGATTCATTAGGCAATGTCCAGGCACAGAAGAATACACGCATAGGCTAGCCGAGGAGACTCGCATCATCCTTCAACTACGTTTCGTAGACTACTTCATCCAAATATGTGATATCATAGCAATGACAAGAGACATACCACACATGACACGTGGTAGTGCTGGTTCGTCATTGGTCTGTTATCTTCTGGGCATAACAGATGTGGACCCAGTGGAGTGGGACATACCCGTGGCAAGATTCCTAAACCCAAACAGGGACGACCTACCTGATGTTGACATTGATTTCCCCCATCATCGACAGGATGAGGTCATGCAGAGGATCTTCAAGAAGTGGCCCGGACGCAGTGCTAGGATATCTAACTACGTGCTCTATAAGGATAAATCAGCAAGGCGTGAAGCGGCCAAACGCTTGGGTGTCAAGGGTAACCTACCCCGCAGGTTCACATACGATTCGTTGGGCATAGACACAACAGAAGCCAAACGTATCGAGAACAAATTGAAAGGCAAGAAGAGATGCATATCAAAACACTGCGGAGGAATACTGATGTTTCAAAGACAACTACCAAAAAGCCTGTTCACGGCGGAAAATCAAATACTACTGGACAAGAACGAAGTGGAGGACCTGGAACACCTGAAGGTGGACATTTTAGCCAATCGTGGTTTGTCGCAACTCATAGAGATAGATCCCACAATGAAACTAACAGACTACCCGGAGGAAGATGCCGCTACCTCGGACCTTTTGTGTCGCGGAGACGTGCTGGGAGTGACACAGGCAGAGAGTCCGGCCATGAGGAGACTGTTCAGGGCGATACAACCAAAGAGTAGCAAGGACTGTGTGTTTGGCACGGCACTGATAAGACCAGTGGCAGTGTCAGGACGTAAGAAAGCGACCATGTTCCATGACTGGAGCAAGGAACGTATGAGTGACACGATAGTGTACGAGGACGATGCCATAGACAGGATCGCAGAGGTGCTGGGCATAGACAAGTACGAGGCAGACATGTACAGACGTGCGTTCGCAAAGAAGAACGAAGAGAGGATCATGGAGTTCATATCAAGGCTAGGTGATCATCCACGCAAGGACGAGATAATCACAATGCTACAATCACTATCGGGTTTTGGATTGTGCAGGGCACACGCAGTCAACTTGGGTAGACTGATATGGGCACTGGCATATCAGAAGGCACACAACAAGAAAAAGTTCTGGCAGTCTTGCTTGAAGCATTGTCAGGGATCATACAAACGTTGGGTGTACAGGACTGAAGCAAAACGTGTTGGCATAGATGTCGTCACGCCAAGCAAGTCCGACAAATGGGACACACCAGAGTTTCAATACAGGAAGTATGGTTGGTGGAGTCATGATGATTTCATGCCCGGAATGTATGTGAAAGAACTGTATCTGGACAAGGTCGAATTCGCAGGCATGATAGCAAACGGTAGGGTGTTCCGTGGCGACAAAGGCAGATACGTGACGTTTCTAACCCTAGGTGTTGGTAATGGACAATACATAGATGTTACTATAAAGAAAGCGTTCGCGTATAGTGATTACGATGTGGTGCGAGGACAGGGCACGGTAAGGTATTCTAACAATTCAGAATACGTGGAGTGCTATGATTCAAAAGGTTTCCGACTAGAAAAATACCTTTAAATAGGTACATGCAAAAAATCAACAACTGGCACATACCAGACTACGACACACACTTCGCTCAATATCTTGTCGAACACGAAAACACGTATCAACAGGAACCGCGTGATCATGCCTTGTCATACGTGAGTAGATTTAGACTTGGCTTAGACATAGGTGGAAACATAGGATTTTGGAGTAAGGACTTGTGTAAAAAATTCAAACAAGTAGAAATATTTGAACCAGATGCATCAAACACGGAATGCCTAGAATTGAATCTAAGCGATCATGACAACTACAAGTTACATCGCATAGGTTTAGGAAGTGAAAACACAAAGAAGGTATTTTATAAATCAAATACACTTTCTGGTGCTCACACCTTCAATGCGGAACACATGCCAACAGACGGAGTGACAAAGAGCATGTTAGAAACAAAAACTCTAGACTCATATAATTTCACAGAAGTTGATTTTATTAAGATCGATACACAAGGAAGTGAACTTAATATCTTACATGGCGCAGAGCAAACATTGATCACAAACGACTGCATACTAAACATAGAGATCGAACAGAAGAATCCTAAACAGGTAGAAATGGGAAAACCCATATTCAAGTTCATGGAATCTATTGGTTATCGCACATTGCCTAGGTACAAGAGAGACGAGGTTCTGTTCGCGAAGCGAAAGCGTTAAATTACCAAATAAGCGTTTAAAGAGAAATTACGCGAAGCGTAAAAAAGCGTAAAGCCGGCCTTGACCTTCTTGATCCCGACCGACTCCACAGTGTAGGCAGATTAGAATGTGAACTTGATTCCGGCCGCCATGCTTGTTGTGTCTGTGCCTGTAGGCTTGTCAGTTACTTCGTAACCGGCGTACATGCTGAAGTTCTCACCGATCTTCTTGTCCGCGCCATAGGTCCAGTACTTGTTGCCATCAACGATCTCACCATAACCAACAGAGAAAGTTGTAGCACCGATTGTGTGCGATCCTACCACTTCATTGGCTTTTGTGTCCAATGACGTGCTTTCCACAGTCTTGATTGTGTGTGAGTAACCGATCGATGTCGCATCAGATAGGTCGAATGTAGCACCCGCACCCTTGTACTCGATTGCGTTTACTTTGTCATCAGTGTATGCAACACCGATGTTTAAACCGTCAGTCAAGTCCATGGTGGCCGCAGTCTCGTACACGTCAACGCCTGATTTACCAGTTGAACCGTCAACTTTGATCAAGTTGTCGAACTGGATTGCACCTAGGTTGTTCGAGTACACAACTGTGTGTGAGTCTCTGCTGAACAACTTCTGTGCGGCACTTCCGCCGAATTCTGGGAACACATCTGTCTTAGATGTTACAGCACCCTTGAACACAGAGTCCTGTCTTCCTGCTGATAGCACACCTTTGCCACCCATGTCAACACCAGCGTACGCCAGTTTGCTGTCAAATGGTGACGAGCCAGAGTCATCCGCGTCGATGTCCACTTCTAGTTTTGCGAAGCCATCGATGCCCTCTGCCAGGTTGCTTGAGAAGTCAACACCGATTGAAGAACCATTGTTCTCGGCCTTCGCTGTTGCCACGCCGTTAGCGTCCTCGTTGTTTGATAGCATGTAGTTCAATGAACCATACACTTTCATGTCAGCCGCTTCGGCTGGAGCCGGTTTCAGCACCGACCATAGGACTATAACTGCAACTACAATCGCCGCACCTATCGCCCATTTCTTCTTTGTCATTTTCATAGATTTGTTTTCTCCCATCTATATTGATTGAAATGCGATCACTGGCCTAGTGACCGCTCTGGATTGTAAGGCATATTTATCAAAATTGCAACCATTAAGTGCAACTTTTATTACCAACGAAATTGACCCCAGCAGTATCGTAGTGTATAATTAAGGCTACACAAGGAGGTGGATCATGGGCATACACTACGACTACAAGAGCACCAGGGGTGCCAAGAAACTACAGAAACAGCACGAGAAGGAACAGCGTAGGCGTAACCGTAAGTCTCAGCAGATGCCAAAGCAGAAGCCAGATGAATCACGACCACTGACGCTGGACATGATCACCGACCCGGACAAATGATAAACCAGAGGCTGTTCGATCACTATGGAATCAACACCCGGAAGGACCTCGGCATCCAGAACCGATGCCCGCGACCCAGGGACACCATCCTCATAGACAAGCAGGGGTCGTGCTATGCGTGTGAGTGCACCTCGTGGTTGCCACAGAGCATAGGCAACCTACAGATCAAATCACTGGAAGAGATCATCGGCAGTGCGATGCACACACATCTGCAGAGCTCGATCACGGATGGCACATATCGTTACTGCAACGAACATCAGTGTTCGTACATAAAGTCAGGTGCTGTGTTGCATGGCCGGCCGGAACGCATACAGCACCTGAGGCTTGCGATCGATGACAGTTGCAATCTGAGATGTCCCAGTTGTAGGAAAAGCATGATATTCCACAAGGAAGGTTCAGCATATAATTTGGGCATCCGACTTGCGGACAAGATAAATGATTGGTTACACAGTTACGAACACCCCATACAGGTGCACATAGGGTCCGATGGCGATCCATTCGCCAGCCACGTGTACAGGTACTTCATGGAGCAGACCCCAGAGAGGGAGAACATCAAGTACAGCATCCTCACCAACGGCCTGATGTTCCGGGAGTTCCACACGCGGGTGCCATACGTGATCAACAACCTGCGTGAACTGGGAGTCAGCATAGACGGTGCCACGAAGGCGACATACGAGAAGTTGAGGCTGGGAGGCAAGTGGGACAAGATAAACGAGAACCTGGAGTGCATGGCAGAACTGAAACAGCGACACAACTTCCGATTCATACTGCACTTCGTGGTGCAGAAGGACAACTACCACGAGATGGAGGACATAATATTACTTGGCCGCAAGTACAACGCGGATCGTGTGTGGTTGAACAAGATAGAAGACTGGAACGTAAATCCCAACTTCAGTGACGTGGACATACTCAGGAGCACACACCCGTTGCACGAGGACTACAGGAACAGGTTGAAACAGATAGAACCCTACCTGGGGTTCGAGGAAAATCCCATAGTGGAGATACCAACCTTAAATATCTAGCGATGAAGATAGCGATCACCGGACACAAGAAGGGCATAGGCCAGGAGTTCACCAGGCAACTGGAACGGCGTGGACACGAGATAGTGGGCATCAGCAGGAGTGATGGTGAGAACATCAGGCGTGTGGCACACACCGCGTCACTGATAGAACCCTGCGAACTTTTCATCAACAACGCGATCAGTATGTACGCACAGACCGAACTGCTGTTCGAGGTGTGGCACAGGTGGCAACCCTACAAGGAGGCACACCACATCTGGAACATATCAACCAGGGTGTGCGAGTGGGACACGGATCAACAGATAGCGGGACTGACCATGAGGGAGTCCATGGAGTACAGGAACAGGAAGATGGCACTGGAACTGGCACACTTCCAACTGAACGCACAGGCCAGCAACACAAAGATGATGTTGCTGAGACCGGGACAGGTGAAGACCTGGAAGCACAGCGGTGCTGACGCCATGCCGGTGGAGGACTACGTCGGCCAGGTGTTGTCCCAACAGGATCTAGTATAGTGGACGCCAAGAAACTGATCACCAACAAAAGTGTGTGTTCGTTGCCCTGGACAGGTTTCGAACTAGAGCCCAACGGCAACGTGAAGAACTGCATCATATCAACGGAGGCGTTGGGTAACATCAATGACACATCCATAAAGGATATAATGAATGGTGCCAAGAACAGACAACTCAAACTAGATATGTTGTCTGACAACAAACCAAAGAACTGTGCTGGATGCCACCTACAGGAGAAGAACAGGAACAGCCTGAGCAGTATCAGTAGCAGGCTCTACTATCTCAAGGAGGTGGGGGCCAAGACCGACCTGTCTCTGTATGACAACGAGGACAACTTCTCATTAAAGCACGTGGACCTTAGATGGACCAACGCCTGTAACCAGGCCTGTGTGTACTGTGGGCCATCCTACAGCAGTAAGTGGGCACAGGAGTTGGACGAGCCCATCAAGTCACCAAAGGACGCAAGACAGCAGGTCAAGGATTTCGTGTTCGAGAACATCCAAGGACTGACCAACGTTTACCTGGCAGGTGGCGAACCAATGCTGATCAAGGAGAACTACGAGTTCCTGAAACTGCTCAAGGAAAAGAACAAACAATGCACAGTGCGTATCAACACAAATCTCAGCAACACCGACACCGGAATATTTGATTTGCTGTGTGAATTTCCAAACGTGCATTGGACCGTCAGCGTTGAGGCAATGGAGAACGAATACGAATACATCAGGTATCACGGATCCTGGAACGATTTCAATGAGAACCTCAGCGTGATCAACAATCTGGACCACAAGATATCATTCAATATGTTGCACTTCATCCTTAACTATGAGTCATTGTTTGCGTGTGTGGACCACTTCAAGGGTCTTGGGTTCCACGACAACAGTTTCATAATTGGACCATTGTATGGACCTCCATACAACAATCTATTGAACTTACCTCAGCCGATGGTGGACAATGTTTGCAAAAATCTGCAGGCACATCTATATGACAAGCCTCAAGGGTATCTGAAGAACAGTTATGAAAATCTTTTACAGTACTTCACAAGCACAACGTGGCACAAGGACATATCAAAATTCTACAACAACACCAAAGTAAGGGACAACCGAAGAGGCACAGACTGCAGGTCAGTGTTTCCAAAACTGTTCGAGGAGTTAGATGCTTACTCACTGGAATAAACTTTTCAACACAGACTGCGTGGTGGTGGACGTTGGTCCTCACACAATCTATCCAATCTTCAGAGTCGCACAGAATACATTGATGTCTGTGTGCGACAAGAAATACGTCAACAAAGAAATAGAACATTGTAATCACGTAAACATAATGATAAGAGAACCAGAGGCACGTTTTGTGTCAGGTGTTAATGAATACTGTTTATCCCAGGACCTAGACGTAAAAGACACTTGGAAGTTGATAGCAGAAGGCAAGGTCACCGACAGGCACTTCTGTCCGCAATACTTCTGGTTGATGAATCTGTACAGGTACTACAAAGGCTTCGTGACCATAAGACCTTTCTCATACATAAAAGACATAACGGACGTGCATCTGCACCCGAGTAGATCGAAGGTGGACATTCCTGTCATAGATTCATACGTTGAAGTTGACAGGCATCTCATGAAATACCACAACGAGACTGTCGACATTGGTTATCTTATCAAGAGGTATAGAAATGTTCTGTCCTAGGCTACAACACTTCACCAGGCTCAACCCCAATGGCAGTGTTGGACGATGTGGACACATGGTGGACGGCAAGGGATTTGCCACCTACGAAGAACTAGAGAAGAGTGAATGGGTTGCTGACCTCAAAGACCAAATGGACAAAGGCAAATGGCCTAAAGAGTGTGTGCGTTGTGAACAATCCGAACGTGTGAAGGGTGAAAGCATCAGGACACACAGCATACAAAGACACAACCTCATACATCCTTTGCGAGACGATTACCTGGTCGTGGGCGGAGTGCTGGACAACATATGTAATAGTGCGTGTCAGTCTTGCAATGCCAATCTCAGCACCAAGATAGGTGCGTTGGAATCAAAGAGCAACTTCCCACGTGTTGACAACTACGAGACATTCAAAAAACTGCCACAGGAGAGGATAGTGGAGTTCGATGTGAATGGTGGTGAACCAACAGCAAGTAAGAACTACAAAAGGATATTGTCCGACCTACCCGCTAATGTAAAGATAGTGAGAATGAACACAAATGGATCTCGCATGATACAAGAGATAGAAGACATCCTGAAGAAGAACATAATGGTGATAGTGACACTGAGTTTCGATGGCATAGGTGACGTACACGACTACACACGTTGGCCCATCAAGTGGACGAACTACGAGAAGACTGTTGATGCGTACCAAGAACTACAGAAGACCTACAAGTTGCTACAACTTGATATGTGGACCACAGTGAGTTGTCTCAACGTAGAAACACTGCCTGACATACAGCACTTCGCGAAACAAAGAAACATACCACACGACTGGGCGTTCCTCAAGACACCAACTGTGCTAGATGTGAGATACAAGAACGTTTTCACCGAACGTGCCAAACACGTATCACCAAAAGAGATAGCGATAGATCAAGACAACCAAGATCTTTTGGATCTGTTCATAGCAAGGCAAGACAGGTTACGTAATATAAGTGTGCGAGATTATTTTAATTTCTGGCCAAAGTAATCTAAAAACAGTTGTGCGAAACGCTTGTGGTGTTCAACACCATAGTGTTCTCCGTCACTGGCTAGGCTAGGTTCCTTGTACTGAGTCCTCTGCTCAAACTTGTCCCAGTAGGGCCAGCAGTTGGCCAGTGTGTAGGTATCCAGGATGTTGAGTCTGTCTAGGTCTGGATGTTTGATCTGTTCCATTGAGTGACAGTAGAATGTCTTTGCTTGGTTCACCTCTGCGTACTTCTCTATCCAAAATACGTTGTGCAAGTGATTGCTCAGATCGGTACGTTTGTTCTGTATGTGAAGTTTTACACTGGCACCATGCACTGGAGTGATTTCTTTGTCATACCACTCCCTCCTGGTGATGGGAGGCCAACACACGATAATGATCTTGGGATCGATCAGTTTCTGTGTGCCCCACAACCTACGCACAAGGGCCTCGCCCGAAGCACCCGGCACGCCCAGGTTCCAATACCGCAACCTGTCGCTGTTGTGTTGACTAAGGAAGTGTACCCAGTGTTGGTCGTCCTCCAGTCCCTGACCAAATGTATGACTGCAACCTAACACCACCACATTCTTCTTGCCTTCTGGCATGGGCTCCCATTCAGGACACCTGTATCCTTGTGAGTTTGTCTTGACCTTGTTCCATGGGTGCTTGTCCAGGTTCTGTGTGTCCAGACCCCTGTCGGTGAAAAATCCAAACTTCATCATGAGCTTCCCTTGCCTATGCTTAATCTTTGATTGATCCTATGCACTATGTACAGTTCCATGAATCCCATGCGTTTCTTGTTTCCAAACATGTTCGGGTACTTCAACTTGCCCATCACGAGGTATTTCTCATCGGCGTATAGATCCAATCTGTGTTTGTGCTTGGGATACCTAAATTCCAACGCATTGTGCTTCCACAGATATTTCACAAGTTTAGACTCGTCCAAGAGCATTGTCTCGGCCAGGGCAGGAGGAATGTTCTCCTTGAACTGCTTCAACTTGATGGAATAAAACTTCTTCACACAATTAATTATTGTGTTGGTGGTGGACCGGAAAGGAATCGAACCTCCGGCCTTGAGTTCCGCAAACTCACGCTCTATCCAACTGAGCTACCGGTCCATGGTGTGCCCGGCAGGATTCGAACCTGCGACCCCAAGTTTAGGAAACTCGTATTCTATCCAACTGAACTACGGGCACGTACACTTGGTGGAGGATAGGAGAGTCGAACTCCTGACTCATCCATGCCATGGATGCGTGATCCCACTTCACCAATCCCCCAAAGGAACCAATCACATGCAAGACCATTGAGTTTTTTGGTGTATATGGTAATTCTGGCATGTTTGGTTCAAATGGTGCCGCTTCACGGATTCGAACCGCGGACCTACTGATTACAAATCAGTTGCTCTACCAACTGAGCTAAAGCGGCGTCACAGTAATTATATTACACGATAAACCCGCTTTAGTCTACCTGTTAAACGCACACAGAAGCACGTACACGCATGGTAAAAGTGATGTTGGAGTAACTGTATATCTGTGTGCTTTACCATTATATACTATGTTCTTAATGCAGGTCAGGTATGTTGACAATGCATAAATAATATTTTATACTAAGGTTAGGAGGACACAATGAGAGATGTAAATTCTATATTAGCATACGCAAAGAAAATGCAGAAGAAAGCCAAAGAGTCTTTGTTTCTGAAGTCAATGCGTAGAGAAGTCGACGTTGGTGCGAACGGCACACAGAGTTACGTGATCAAGAATGGTTCTAACGCCGGCACTGTTGCCAACAAAGATAAATTTCAGTAAACATTACCAAACACAACCATAGGTTAAATATGGCTGATGGAATTCTTGAACAGCAAAAAATTTATAATCATAATGCTGATAGTATTGGTGTGGGCCGGACTATCAGGGTGTACACCCAACGATTATCCTGCAAGTAACCCACCGCACGAAACCGAATCAGAGATGAACGACAAGATCACCAAAGACATGGAAACTATGGATCGAGAACAAGCACAGGCGGATAATCCCCAACCTGCAGATTTCGAGAGCATAGTAGACGCACTGGGTTGCATGTTCGACCCAAACGACTGCCCACTCAAGAAAAGCAAAGAAGAGCAGAAAATGGATCGCTAAGATACGATAAATATGGATAACCTTTAAAGGAGGGCGTACAATGAAAAAAGTAATAGAAGAAATGAAGAAACACAAGAAGATCATGATCGGTATTGCGATCATCATCGTGATAGGTGCTTGGTTCATGATCACTAACGAACCTACACCACCGGTGGAAGGTTAATAAGGAGCACCAAATGTTTTTAACAATTGGATTCATAGTTGGGTTCATCGCAGGATGGTGGGTCAACGAGAAAGTCGAGAACCTAGGGGAAAAATTAAACCCTATCAAGTGGTTCAAGAAATAATGACAGTGACGGAGGGTTTAGCATGTTCAGACTTATCAGAAGATGGTTCGAGAGATACAAGAAGTTTACCATCGACGCATATGACTTGCCTAAACCCACTGTCTACAAACTTGGCACTAAGAAGTATATCAAGCAAAAACGTCTGAGGGTCGACCCT